ATGCGGTGCGGCGGGTAGCCGAAGCGGCGCAGGCGGCGGCCAATCGGGTTGATGCGGATTTCCGTCAGTTTGCCTCTACGCAGGCAGGAAAGGATGGTGCGACGGCACAAAGAATCAGCGAACTATCGGCAAGTATCGGAAACCTGCAAATTGGTGGCAGAAATCTCATCCGAGATTCAGCCGTCACGGTGCAGAACGCAAACTACCTCATTCGCGCTTATACCTTGTCGGACAATACGCTGCAGGAAGGCGAACCCGTCGTCGTAACGATTTTGGGGGATTTAGGCAGTGACCGAGAAGCGTTTTGGCCGTTCAACTCGAATGGTTGGAACTGGCTAGGCACAATGAAGAAAGTGTCCGATGGAGTTTATCGACTGTCAGCAACATGGCAACGGTCGAAAAACAACCCATCAAACGACCGCCTGTTGATTTATTGCGGTCCGAATACCGGTAAGACGGTTTCGCGCATTGACCGCATCAAGTTGGAGCGCGGCACGGTCGGCACGGATTGGTTGCCCGCGCCGGAAGACGGAGAAGCGGCAACATCCAACGCACTGAATCAGGCGCGGCAGGACGCACAGGCCAAGGCTGATGCGGCTAAAACGGCAGCAGAAGCGGCGGCACAAGCCAAGGCAGATGCAGCTAAAGCAGCAGCTATTGCAGCGGCATCGAACGATGCACAGTCAAAAGCCGAAGCGGCGAAAGCGGCGGCTATTGCCGATGCGGCGGCAAAAGACGCACAACTTAAGCGTGAGGCGGCGGCGGATGCACAAGCCAAAGCCGATG